TCCAACTCAGGCTTGCAAGTTGCTATCACGCCGACACTGGACACCAACTGCCCCTCCGATCTGCAACGTCGCAGGGTGCTGGTCGGCTACCAGGAAATCACCCGGTACACATCAATGGTCAAGAACTTGATCAATGAGGGCCGTGTTGCGCACACTGGTGAGACGATGCTGGCTGAGCATGTCGGTCGAGCTGTAGCTGTACGCACTCCAGGCGCTATCGCGTTGTCATCACAGAAATCATCCGGGCCGATTGAGCTGGCACGATGCTTGGTGTGGGCTGTTGGCATGATGAGCCGACCACGACCGATGGTGAATCGGCCAGTCATTGCATCGAGTGCCTAGACTGTTTGCACGATGGCATTCTCACTGAAGCGCGCAGTCGCTAATAACACAAACGCACAGATTGGCGCGGCTGGCGCTGCTGGCAACCCACTTGTCGGCAACTTCATGACCTACACTACCGACTTCAACAGGTCGGCCGCCATCCAGATACCCACCATTAGCCGGGCACGCGACCTGATCTGCTCGATGGTCGGCTGCCTGGAAATCCACCAGTACTCAAAGCAATGGGTCGGTGAGGACTATGAGGATGTGCACCTGCCTGATGACACGTGGTTCCACCAGCCCGACCCCAACGTCACACGCAACTTCATTATGTCCTGGACAACCGATGACCTGCTGTTCTACGGTCGCGCATTCTGGATTGTGACCAGCAGATTCGGCAACGGCTTTCCGGCAACCTTTACGTGGATTCCAGCCGACAACGTGCAGACACGTGACCAGGCAGGCCCACAATGGTTCGGTCCGAGCAAGGAAGTGTATTTCAACGGATACCGGCTTGACCCGAACGACGTTGTGCAATTCCTCAGCCCAATCCAAGGTTTGCTCACGATGGGTGCTCGATCAATCCGCACGAACATCAATCTGGACACCAGCGCCGAACGCTTTGCCAAGAATCAAACACCGGCCGGTGTGCTGAAGCAGACCGAAGGCGAGCCGTTAAGCGGCGAGGAACTTAGCGAGCTGGCTGCAGGCTTTGCGGCTGCCCGAAACAACAATGCGATTGCTGCGTTGAACCAGTACGTGGACTGGAAAGAGTCCTATATGGATCCCAGCAAGCTGCAGTTGACCGAGGCACGCACATACCAGGCGCTTGAAATGGCACGCCTGGCAAACATTCCTCCGTACCTGGTTGGTGCACCATCAGGATCCGGCATGACCTATCAGAACGCACAGCAGGCACGTCAAGATTTGTATCTATTCGGTGCCAAGCCATTCATTGACTGCATCGAGCAGACGCTCAGCCAAAACAGTGTCACACCACGCGGTCGCTACATTTACCTTGACGTTGAGAGCTACCTGGAGGAAGCCGAAATGTCTCCCGGGCAGGACAACGCTGCACCTGCTCGGGGGATACCATCGAATGACGAAAGCGAGGCATCATGATTCGCCTAACTGCCCAAAACACGTTTGTACTGGCCGAGGATGGCGAGTCGCCACGCACGATCAGCGGTGTCGCTGTGCCGTGGGATACCGAAGCCACCGTAAGCGATGGCACACGCGTCAAGTTTGAGCGTGGAGCCCTGCCAGTCACCGGCAAGAAGCCCAAACTATTGAAATATCACGATTCTGAGCAGCCGGTCGGCGTAGTCACAGGCCGCCTGGACTCCGAGGAAGGCATGCTGTTCACAGCCCGAATCAGCGCCACCTCCGAGGGCAACGACATGCTCGAGCTCATCAAGGACGAAGCCGTTGACTCGGTATCGGTCGGCGTGGACGTAGTCGATGCGACCTACGACGACAACGGCACCATGATCATCAAAAAAGCAAACTGGGTAGAGCTGTCACTTGTGACTGCGCCTGCTTTTAAGGGTGCTATGATTACAGAGGTTGCAGCGACCGAACCCCAAGAGGAGACAACCACCATGTCAGAAGTCAAGGTCGAAGCACCAGTCGAAGTTCCTGCACCAGCACCGGCACCGCAAATGCTGTTTGCTGCACCGCGTCGCGAGTTCAAGTTGCCATCGGCAGCTGAGTACATCAGCAAAATCATCCGTGGCGGAGCCGAGGCGCAAGAGTTCCTCGCCAACATCAAGGCCGCTGCGCCCGATGTGGTCACGACCGACACGCCTGGCATTCTGCCCGAGCCGATTCTCGGCCCGGTGTACAACAACTTCCGTGGTCTGCGCCCGGTCGTTGACGCAATCGGCGTTCGTGCAATGCCCGGTGGCGGCAAAGTGTTCCGTCGCCCAGCAGTCACCACGCACACCACGATTGGTGCCAGCAACGGCGAAAACGCCAACCTCGATCAGGGCACGTTCGTTGTGTCAAACAACAACGTCACCAAGGGCGTGTACGGCGGCTACGTTCGCCTGTCCGAGGAGGACATGGACTGGACCGAGCCGGAAGTCATCGGCCTGCTCGTTGATGACATGGCGCGCATCTACGCCAACGAAACCGACAACGTCGCTGCCGATGCGCTGGTCAGCGGTGCCACACAAACCACCACTTTTGGTAGCCCGATGACCGATCCTTCGGTGTGGGCAGCTTGGATGTACGACGCAGCGTCGGCAATCCTCAGCGGCTCAAACGGCAACCTGCCAACTCACTTGTTCCTTTCGCCTGACCAGTGGTCAGCATTGGGCAAACTGTCGGACACGGCAGACCGCCCACTGTTCCCACAAGTCGGCCCAATGAACGCATTTGGCGCGCTCCAGCCCGGTGGCACCACCGGCAACGCATTCGGCCTCACGGTCGTCGTAGATCGCAACTTTGCCAGCGGCACCATCATCATCGGTGACCCAAGCGGCTTTGAAATCTTCGAGCAGCAGAAGGGCGCAATCCAAGTTGAAGCCGCTGACGGATCGCTGTCGCGTTACATCAAGTTCCGTGGCTACTTTGCCACTTTGATGATCGATGCGCAGAAGTTCCGCAAAGCTGTCTAAGTTCACTCCCTCCAGGTGACATTGAACGGTGGCAACTTACTCGGTAACCCATAAGCAGGTTGTCAGTAACGTTGCCATCGTTCAACTGCTTGAACCTCACAACTTTGAGGTCGGCCAGTCAATAACTATTAGTGGCATCAATGCCACGTGGAATGGCACGCACAAGATTCTGGCGTTGCCGGAGTACTACTTCATCGGCGTATCGCAACAGGGCGATTACCAATACGACACTGACACCATCATCCCGAATCAGGTGCAGTTTGCGTTGACCACGGATGATGCTGATCGAGCAGCAGCCTCTGGCACGGTCACGTACAGCATCACGTGCAGCTGGATTGTTCTGGGCGATTTGGAGGATTACTTGGGCTACACGTTCACCAATCCGAGCGCCGATTTGGATGTAGCCAACATGGCTGTTAGCGCAGCCAACCAATTTGCGTACCGTAAGCGCCAGGAGTCTGGCTATTTTGACTCCCCAAGCTCGGTACCGGGTGGTGACGCGCGTTTAGCGACTGTCCAATATGCGGCAATTCTTTACCGTGAGCGTGGCTCGACCGAAGCGTTTGCATCGTTTGATCCACTGGCCACAGGTGGCCCGGTCACTGGCAACTACGGCCAAATTCTGCGCCTGCTCGGAGTCAATAAGCCGCAGGTGGCCTGATGCCTGACACGCTGTTCAAGACCGGCTATGACCAGCTGGTAGCCAAACTGCAGACCATTACCGGGCTGACAGTGTTCAACGATCCACGCAACATCAACGTGCCCTGCTGCATCGTCGAGGCACCAACAATCTTTGTGGAAACCAACGTGGTTGCAGACATGCAATTTCGTGTCATCATCGTCGGTATGGGCACTGGCGACAACCGCACGCTTGACCAGCTGCTTGATCTAGCCGACCTGATCCGAGAAGCCAAGATTGGTTTGACCGAGGCCCGGCCAACAACCGTCAGTTACGGTGGAGCTGATTACCCGGCGTATGAGCTGACAATCAACACGAAAGTCAGCCCATAGACCTACTAGAATGCCAACAGGCTTGCAGCGAGCCTCCAACTGAAGGAGATTCGTTACATGGCTGTCGCAACTACCTACCTCGCAAGCCCCACATTTTTCATCGGCGCATCGTCGGGCTCAACCGTTGATTTGACCGACCAGTGCAAGTCGGTGGTTGTCACCAAGTCGCGTGAGTCGCTCGACCAGTCGTCGTTCGGTGACACTGGCCGCCAGTTCGTCGGTGGACTCACCAGCATCACTGTCACAGCCACGTTGCTGATGGAGTACAGCTCCACGCCTGGCACGTACGTCGATCTCACTGCCCTGGTCGGCACACGTTGCTACGTCGCAGTGAAGCCAACCTCGGGCGCAATCAGCGCAACCAACCCAGAGTTCCAAGTCACCGGCGCTTACCTTGAAGCGCTCGATGTGATCAACGGTTCGGTGGGCGAACTCAGCGAAATTGAAATTACGCTGGTTGGCGGCACCTTGGTTGAGGACACGACCCCGTGAAACTGACCATTCAGGTGTCCTACAGGACACCGGCAGCGGAATCGGTTACGGACACGATCACCACAACGATTGCCACCGTTGCTGCATGGGAACGCAAGTTCAAGCGTCGCATCAGCGATCTCCAGGGCGGCATTGGTGTGGACGATTTGATGTTCATGGTTTGGCATCAGCTCACCGTCACCAAGAAGGAATCGCGTGAATATGATGCGTGGCTCAACACCGTTGAATCGTTCGACGTGCAAGAGGTCGCGCAGGCAAACCCTACGGAACCGGCAGCATCCGCAGACAATTAGCGGAGCTGCTGTTCGTGACTGGCTACTGGCCTCAGGATGTGCAGTTCGATCAGGAGGACTTGGCTACCGTTCAGCTGATTGCAAAGAAGGCCAACCGTGACCGCTGAATCATCAATCACGATTGTCGGCCTGAAAGAAAC